GACGTACCCGGAGCCAAGCAGTCGGTTATTTATATCGGCGCTCCTTCGATACCCAGGACAGATCCCGACTTCTACCCTGCAACTGTCACCAACTATAAGCTTGGCGGGTCCTTTAACGGGATCTTCAATCTTATCCTTCGTGAAGAAAAGGGATTCACCTATGGCGCCAGGTCAGGTTTCAGCGGTGCAAGGAACTATGGAACTTTTACAGCAAGCTCCATGGTAAGCACTAACTCGACACTGGAGTCTGTCAGCATCTTCAAGACCGAGATGGAGAAGTATCGCGGGGAAATACCGCAGGAGTATGTCGATTTCACGAAATCGGCCCTTCTGAAAGGGAATGCAAGGAGTTTTGAAACACTTGGCGGATTGCTGAATATGCTTAACAACATGGCGGCTTATGATCTGCCTGCCGATTATATCAAGAAGGAAGAAGCATTTGTTAGGGATTTGACAAGCGAAAAGGTTATTGAACTGGCCAACAAGTATATCGATCCTTCCAGGATGTATTACGTAGTTGTAGGTGATGCAAAGACACAGCTCGGGCCGCTTGAAAAGGCAGGGCTTGGCAAGCCGGTGCTTGTAAAGAATTAATTGCTAATTTTGCACCGACCAGCCCTTTCATTAAGTCCTGCATGACTTATTTTAAGGAGCCCGGATGGTGGAATGGTAGACACGCAGGACTTAAAATCCTGTGGCCATAAAGGCTGTGCGGGTTCAAGTCCCGCTCCGGGTACAAATGATGAAAAACAAAGGAAAGCAAAAGCACACAAAGACCAAGTTTACAGGTGCTTAGAAATATCCCGGAAACGGGATATTTTCTTTTAATTTCCTTTGTTATGTAAAAAAGTACACCATTAGTACACCCTGATTGTAATAATATATTATCTTAGCAACATAAAGGAAAACAAGATAATAACAAGGGCTAAAATCATGGCAAAGGTCACGCATAAGACGAAAGAAAACCCCAAACTGATGCAACGCACACTTTCTGACGGACGAATTAGCCTATATCTTGAGTATTATTTCGGCCGCACTCAATGGATAGATGAAGAAACCGGAAAGGAAAAAATACGCCATGAACGAAAAAAAGAGGTACTTAACCTCTATTTGCTTAATAATGCCAGGAAAGAGATCGACAAGAGGATAAACAAGGAAACACTTCGGTTAGCGCAAGAGATCAGGTTCGAGCGGGAGCAGGAGTTGAAAAACCGGACCTTGGGGTACAGGTTGGAGAAAAAGAAAATGAATTTTTTGGTTTATTATCAGAACTATATTGACCGATATACGAAAAAAGATATAAGAACATTAAAGGCAGCCCTGAATGAATTTGTGAAATTCTTATCGAGCGAGCATCCTGCTTATGGTGGTTTTGTAGCTCCCGCCATGATGACGGATGATTTGATCGCCGAGTTCGTGGAATATCTTCAAGCAAAGCATAAGGGAGAAGGCGCAAGAACTTATTACATGCGATTTAAAAAGGTAGTCAAGGCAGCCTATAAGGATGGTATGTTCAAGAGTTTCCCGGGTAAGTATATCGTGTGTAGAATTGATGATAAGGTGTTAAGAAAAGATGTTCTAAGTGCCGAGGAGGTAACGAAATTGATTTCTACGCATTACCGGGGTGAAAATCCCGAAATAAGAAGGGCATTCATTTTCACGCTTTACACAGGGGTTCGGTTAGTCGATACCAGACAACTGACTTACCGAAATATAGATTATGCAAACAGGCGGTTGTCATTTGAACAGAGTAAGACAGCAGGGCGGAGTAGTGGCAGCGGTGTAGTCATCCCCCTTAGTGATCAACTTTTGAAGCTTATCGGGAATCCGCCAACCGAAGAAGACGGAACACCGCTTCTGGATGCGAAAATCTTCAGTCTTCCGTCTCATGTCATGCTGCATAAAGCCTTAAAAAATTGGACGGCAAGAGCCGGTATTACAAAGCATGTGACTTGGCACTGCGGGAGACACACTTTTGCAACGCTAATCCTTTCCGGCGGCAGTAATATAAAAACTGTCGCCAGCCTCTTGGGCCATTCCGGACTGGAGCATACTCAGAAATATGTCAGGGCCGTGGACTCTCTGAAAGAAGTAGCTATCAACAGTTTACCTCAACTTGAAATTTAATACAATATCTGAAGTAATGAGAAAATCAAACCCTATAAGATACGAAGACTTTGCTGACTTTGATGAATTCATCCAAGCTGCAAAAAAGGTTCAATCAGAGGAGAATCTTAGAACGAAACACAGAGAGCAATCCATCCAATCGGCACGTGAATTCTTAAATAAAGAGATACCAAAACATGTTTGGGGTCGGCTTGAAGATGCAGGTTTCATTACTCGGGATCCACTAAAATGGCTAGGTAAAAAGAATCTCTTTGCTTATTTTGTTGAGCGAGCCTGCGATGAATTTAATCTTAAGAAGGATAAAAGAAATGATGCCATGAATCCAAAATGGGTACGTAATCTCAAACCATTTGAGGTTCTGTTTGGCGTCAAAGACTTGAGACTTAAAATTGGGGAAAACAATAGACCTAATGCATATCGGCCAGTCGGCTGGGAAGAAATTGATAAGATTCTTCAAAAATAATTAATTGATACATAACCTTTAATGCCCTACGTACACCCTACGTAGGGTTTTTTTTCCTTCTCTTGGTGTCCAGCTTTGTCCAGCAACCAAAACTGAGGAAAATGAACAATATTGAGGAACGTCTCGAGGCGGTTGAGGCAGCCATAGAAATGGCTGGAATCGCAAAAAAGGAAGTGCTCACACTTGCCGAGCTCTCAAAATACACGGGTATGTCACGGAGTCATTTGTATAAGCTCACGATGAAAAAAACGATACCGCATAGCAAGCCGGCAGGCAAAATGTTATTCTTTCGGAGGGAGGAGATTGATGCTTGGTTACTTCGGGGCCGGGTAAGCACAGATGAGGAAATTTCGAGGAAGGCCATCAACTACTGCAATAAGCATCCAGGTCATGGACGATAGAGATTTTAACAATTTCGGCAAACAAGAGCAAGAAGCTTTTGCTGCTTTTCACAAACCCAAAACGATGCTCGAGGTCAGCGTCGAAACAGGAATCCTGCGGGCCAATATTTGCAGGTACATGTCTCGCTGGAAAAAACAGGACAAAATAATACTTGATCATTTTGGACTGTGCCCGATCAGCAAATATCGGGCGGGCTTTTACCAAACAATTTACTAGACAATTTTTTAACGGCGAAAATGAATAATGACAGTAGAATTTTAAACTTCCCCATCCAATTGCTTCAAGCTGCTCCTAATATGCAAAGCGTATGCTGTAACATCATTGATTATGCGACCTTCGGTCACGGCAGGAATCTTAATGGTACAGGACTTCATAAAATGAAATCGGCAGCGGAGTTTTTGGGAATAAAACTCGGGAGTCCTGAAGACTCTATGGTTAACGGGATGTGGCTTCATGAGAAAATTCCGCTAAAGTCACCGATGTCAGGCATTTCGACAAAAGTCTTATTCGAATTCCTTCACGGAAGTCCCAGCAATGAAGAAATTGCATATCTGGTTGCTCACTTGGCGTTAAAGAGCATCGTCGGGAAGAAATCGTATTCTAGGGTAACAAAAGAGTTTCTATTGTGCCGAATGGCAGGTTTTGTGTCCCCCAAAGATATGCCAGAACTTCCCGAATATCTTAAAAAGTATTTTTTACGCTGGCATTTCGACAAGCTGAAGTGTGAGCTAACTGACAGATATGGTTGGTTAACCTACGGCCGATACACAAGAGGCTTTTTCGTTTCTCGTGAACTTACGCTCAAGGAGCTCATCAAAAACGTTGAGATGAAGCGGCAAAAATTCAGGAAAGAACAGCAGAAAAAAGCGCAAGCAGCAGCTTTGTCGGAGGTATTAAAAGAGCTTGAGAATTCACCAACACCATGACAGCACCATGACAGCACCTATAATAACAATACGCGCAACAGCAATTGAACAGCACGCGCAACAACAATTGAACAGCACCTTAATAAAGGCTTTTAATAAAGACTCTAAAAAAAGACTCTTAAAAAAGGCTATTAAATATGTTGTCACAAAAAATAATTTTTGTGACTGCCTTTCCTTTTATAAGAATTTTTTTAAAATAAAACAGGCTTCAACGGTTCGCCGTTACCGGGGAGCCTGTCCTCGGTCTCCCGGAGGTATGTGCGGCCTTCGGGGGGCTTTTTTTACAATTCAATTAAGTTTTCAACTAGTTAATTGTCAGCCGTATGAGTAAAGTAAAGTTAACAGAGCAAGCCCGGGCGGCGAGAAATGCATACCAGGGGAAGTGGAGGAAAGCTAATGCTCAAAAGGTCAGGGAATACCAAGCCAGTTATCTCAAAAAGTGGAGACAAGCCAATCCTCAGAAGATCCGAGAGTACCAGGCGAGTTATTGGGAGAGAGTGGCGCAAAGGAAAAAAGAAAAAGAAACGGTAACCCAAGTTAGCGTATCAAATAACGTAACAACCGCAAAAAATAGCGTAACAAGTCAAATTACCGTAACAAAACAAAAAGTATGTCAGGAATGTGGCAAAATGTTCAGTGCAAAAAGATCAACGGCACGGTTTTGTTCTACAGCTTGCCGGGTCAACTTTAATCGAAAAATTAAACTATCATAAAATGGGAAATCATAAGTTTCAAAAAAAAATGCTTCACTTTGATGAAGCCGAGTACCGGAGGCAAGTTGCTGATTTCGAGGCAAACCGGAACATATTAAATAAAATAAGCGACCTCTATGAAGATCTGTTTTCTAGCAAAATTACCATACAGCGCATGCATCAGATTTTCGAGAGCAATTATCAGGCATTAAGAGAAGCAGTCTATCAGGCAATCAACAAATCAGAAAAGAACCGGATGCTGGCTGACGTCTCAAAAAAGTTGTTTGAAACTCGTTTTTCTGACTTTGAATTTGAAGCTACACGCTTGGTAGATCGTTTCCGAAAAACCGGTGAAAGAACAATATTCTCTACTGTTACGCCCTTGGATTGGTTCACGATTCATGCAGGCAGATTTATCATTCCGGGTGAAACACTGGAGCTGATCAAGGAAAGATGTTGCAACTATATTGACACTCTCGATGAAAATATGATGTTGGAGAGACTTCAAAAACTCTCTGATTTAATCAATGAATTTTATGACAGTATGGGAGAGAACGCACGGGACCAACTTGAAAACAATCTCCTTTCTCGCCATTTCAACGTATGCGAATTTTTAACTACAGACGAAGAAGGAAAAACAATTCCTGACCCACAAATTAATTACAAATATCTGACACAATGAATACAGAAGAAAAAATTCCAAAATGGGCAGAAAAGTATCTCAACGATTTTTCGGCGAGAATGGAAAAGCTCGAAAACCCCGACAAGGAGCCAACGGATCCAACCAAAGAGGCGGAAGACGCATTCATCAAAACGATGAAAGAGATTAATGACACAAGTCAGACTGATCAAGCTGGTAGAGGAGGGAATGAAGAAGATGACTTCGCTGATCTGATGAAAAACATAAATCAGTAAAAGAGTATAAATGAGCCGATTAACGCCAAAACAGAAGGCTTTTTGCCAGCAGTATCTCGTTGATCTCAATGGAAAGCAGGCGGCGGTCAGGGCTGGTTATTCGGCCCGGACAGCTGAATTTCAGGCATCACGACTGTTAAGTTTTGTTAAGGTGCAAAAATATGTGCAAAAGCTTCAGGCGGAAGCAAGAAAGCGAACCGACATAACAAAAGATGAGATACTTTCAGAGCTAGCAAGCATCTTGCGGGCAAAAATTACCGATTATTTGAACTTCGATGGGAAAAAAATTCAATTCAAGGATTTTGCAGACCTCCCAGAAAGCCAAATAAAGGCCGTAGAAGGCATCCGGGAGACTCGGCATGGGATTGAGTTGAGGTTGCACGGAAAGAGCTGGACAATTGAAAGAATCTGCCGTATTTTAGGATTTGAGAGTCCACAAGCATTTGACGTCAACCTCGACCGGCTCGATGAAACAACATTGGATGCAATTATTAACCGATTATTAACAAAAAATGAACACCAAAAAAGATAAGATTCAGCTACTTAGGGATATTGAGGCAGGCCTGATTGATCCAACCGATATCCCACCTAATCCAGTCATTTGTAGTCAGAGGGAAGAAATGTTTCTAGGACTGCTGATGGCTTCCGGGGGTGTGAATGTCGTGTTATGTGGGCAGGCCGAAAAAGCACTCACCGAATTGATTGAATCACATGGTTTTGACCACGAAACAATGTGAAGTGTGTCCCTGATTTGGTCCAGAATTTAAAAACAAAGGAAGCAAAACAAAAAAGAATGCAAATATGAATAGGTCAGATGGAAAAGAGTGGTATGGAATAGGACTGGACACTTCTCAGTTTCAGAAGGAGGCACAGTCTGTTATCAATGATTTTCGCCGTATTGAAAACGAAGCAAGGGTATCAGGAAGCAGAATAGATGAAGCCTTTAATAAAGCGGCAAAAGCTGTCGGGGGACTGCTAACGGCAACCGCGGCTGCAAGTTTCGTCGGGCAGGTATCACGAATCAGGGGAGAGTTCCAGCAGCTTGAAATAGCTTTCTCGACCATGCTTCAGAGCGAGGAAAAAGCCATGAAGCTGATGAACCAGCTGACAAGGACGGCAGCTGTAACGCCTTTCGACCTTACGGGAATAGCGGCAGGGGCAAAACAACTGCTTGCTTATGGCTTTGAAGTTGAGAATATAAATGACGAGTTACTGAGGCTGGGAGATGTCGCGGCAGGGGTTGGGGTATCGCTTAATGACCTTGTTTACTTGTATGGAACCCTGAGGGCAAGTGGTAAGGTCATGACGATGGATATTCGCCAGTTCGCTAATAGGGGAATCCCGATTTACGAGGAACTTGCAAGGGTTCTTGGCGTGTCACGAGACCGGATTAACAGCATGGTAACTGCCGGCAAGGTTGGGTTTGCTGATGTTCAGAAAGCCTTTGAAAACATGACATCGGAGGGTGGCAAGTTTGCAAACCTGATGCTCAGGCAGTCGGCAAGTATTGTAGGGCTAAAAGCAAACCTGCAGGACGCTGTTGATATGGCGATGAATGATCTTGGGGTAAAGCTGCAGGGAGCGATGCAAAAAATGCTTGAAGGCACTATAAGCCTTGTCGAGAACTATGAAGAAATAGGCAGGGCGATAGCTGAGCTTATAGCGGTATACGGGGCTTACAGGGCCGCTCTTATAGCTACAATGGCTATTCAAAAGCTCAATATGATGGTATTAAGGCAGGCAGTGGCTGAAAAATGGTTTGCAGCAAAAGCATTAAAACAGCTGTCAAACGCCCAGGCGATAGCAGCAGCGAGAACAAAATTGCTTGTAATCGCGCAACAGTCACTCGTTAAATCGCTCAAGGCAGCAAGGGCGGCTATGGTAGCTAACCCTTACGCGCTGGTTGCCGCGGCTATAGCCGGGATAGCATACGCCATTTACAAGGTGGTAACGACAAAGACCGAGTTTGAAAAGGCAACAAAGCGCATGAATGATGCTCACAAGGAAGCCGAGAAATCGGCCCTTTCCGAGCAGAGGGAGCTTGCAAGACTAAGATCAGAACTTAATGGTACGAAAAAAGGAACTGACGATTACAACAAGATCAAGGAGGAGATTGTAAAGAAATACGGGAGGTATGATAAAACGCTATCTGACGAGATAGAGCGTGTCGGGCTATTACAGGCAAAATACGATGAGCTTACAGAGAGCATTCAGAAATCTTTTGACGCGAGACAGTTTACAAAGTTCATGGACGAGCAGACCGACGCGTTGGAGGAGGTCATGTCTGACAACCTTGACAAGATATATGAAAAGCTTACAAAGAAGTTTGGCTCGGAAGTAGGAGGCAAGTATTACGCCGAGGTCAAAAAGGCAATCATAGAGGGCAACAAGACAGCAATACAAATCCAGGACATTATTCATGACTACGAGGGTGAAGTTTATGGAACAGTACCGTCAATCACGAGGTTTATAGATAACATCCAGGAGGCTATCAAGGCAACGGATGAAGCCGAGAAGAAAGCAAGGCAAATGTTTGGAGTGATGAAGTCGGGAGCCGCGGAAAGAGAAGAACCGGCAGGGGCAAAGCCGAAAGAAACACGAAACAAGGAGTTTTGGGAAAAGCAGAAGGAGGATGCCCAGGCTGCCCTTGATGCCATGGAATCAGTTGAACAGGGAACGGTGGAATGGAAGAAGTATCAAAAGCAGATCATTGATGCACAGGCCGAGATCGATAAGTACGCGGTAACGAAAGGCGGCAAGAAAGACAAGCTTTCAAAACAGGAAGTAGCTGACCGGCTTGAAGATATTCAGCAAGCAAAAAACAGGATCAAGGAAGCAGAGATTGACGCGCAATATGAACTGTGGCAGGCGAAGATTGACGCGATGAAAGATGGGTATGACAGGGAAAGGGCGCAGGTAGAACTTAATTACCAGAAAGCTCTCACGGAAAACAGGCGTATGGCTGAAGACATGGTAAGGGCTCAACAGGAAATCGAAAGGAAGCAGTGGGAGCAGAAATACCCGGATTGGAAGGAGAAAGGGATAATGTTTACCCCCAGCACGGCAGGAGTGAGCGACCTTGCAGAAAGTCAGAGGAAGCAGATCGAGGAAAGGGATAAAAGAACGAACGAGCTAAAGCTAAAAGCGGAAGATGACATTCTCAAGGAAATGCTTCAGAAATATGCTGATTACTCGGCCCAGAGAACCGAGATAGAGCGAAAGTTTAACGAGGATATAAGGGTACTCCGGGAGCTTAGGACAGTAGAAAATTCTGAAGACATAGATAGGTCAATAGAGGAAGCGCGCGAGCAGATGAACGAGGCACTGCAAGGATTGGATTTCAGCAAGTTTAAAGAAACAGATCAGTATAAAAAACTGTTTACTGATCTCGAAAGGGTTGCAACATCGACATTAAGAAAGATCCTTGATGAAGCTGAAAAGGTAAATACTTCAGCTTGGAGCCAGGAAGACATAAAAGACTACCAGGAAAGGATTGATAAGGTAAGGAATGAGCTTAATAACCGCAATCCCTTCCAGGCTCTTGCTGAAGGATGGAAAGAGCTGATGGATGCCATCAAAACTGGTGACAAAGATGCAATGGAGGAAGCCTTTAAAAAGGTTAAGAAGGCAACGGAAGATATTCTGGCTGATTTTAAGGTAATAGGTGATGGCCTTTCTTCAATTCTTGGTGAGAATGCCGAGTATGTCAATCAAAATATAAATGATCTTATAGGTGGCGTAACTGATTTAGGAAAAGCCGCCGGCTCTTTTATTTCCGGTGATATAACAGGGGGCATAGCAAGTGCAGTAAGCGGGATAGCAAAGATTTTCAGCATCGGCAAACGAGTTAAAGAACAAAACAGGCAGGCAAGGGAGCAGTTACAGGCTTACTACGATGATGCAATGACCGGTGAACTCAAATACCAGATGCTGATCAGGGAAAGGCTCAGGATAGAACAGCAAATAGGGGAAACCACCCTGGCGTATTACCAGAGAATATCGGCCGAACTTGAAAGGCAGAGGGCATCAAGTTCGAGGGATTACGAGCGAATCCTGGAGCAGCTACAGGCAATGCAGTACGTTTCAAGGGAGACTTATGTTCATGGTACATGGTTCCGTAAGGCAAAAATAAAGAAGGATTATGAACCGCTACTTGGCAAGTCTTACGATGAGATTGAAGCCCTGTACATGGAAGGAAAGCTTGAAGAAAAAGCAGAAAAACTGTTCGAATCGCTCAGGGATTTGAAAGATGAAGGCAAGGACGTTGACCAGATGCTTGTAGAAAGTGCTGAAAGGTTCCAGGAGGCCCTTTCAGGGCTTACGTTCGACTCGATGAAGGATTCATTTATTTCATTCATGGAGGACGGCAGGGTTGAGGCGGGCGAAACGGCAGAATACATGAGAAAGGTATTCAAGGATGCGATTATTAATTCACTGATGATTAATGTATTTGACAGTAAATTACAATCACTTACAGATAAGATTCAGGATTCGGTTCAGGAAGGGACGCTTGCTGAAAATCTTGACAGGTTCCAAGAGGAGGCAAAACAGATTGCAAAACAGATTGATGATGCCCTCATGTCTTACGATGAGATATTCATGGATGCAAAGGAGCAGGAAGCAAGCAGGAAGGGTTTTGCAACGATGTCCCAGGATACGGCAAACGAGTTAAACGGTAGGTTCACGGCTTTGCAGATGTATGGTGCTGAAATGGTCACGATAGGAAGCCAGATGCAGGCGGATATTGCAAACATGAGAATAAGCAATCAAATGGCAATTGATCACCTTCTGGCATTAAGAGATATTTCACTCACGGGTATCGATTACTTGGCAAAGATTGAAAGAAATACGAAAGAATTGTACCAAATGAATGACAGGCTCGGAAGAATTGAAGAAAATACAAGGGGGCTTTAAACCCCCTCAATTAATGTCATTTTACATTATAAACAAAACAAACCCTGTGAATTTCAATAATTTCCTCTTTATATATTTTAAACCTGGGATAATTAGGACTTACGCACCAGAGGATGCTCGGGTCCCCTATGTCGTGTTCAATCCTCTTTATCATCCGGTCATCTCTTGTTATTATGAGGTAAATTCTTTCAGTATTTAACGTTTCCCAATTATGCATTTTCTTTACCCCAACCAAAGAGCCGGTTGGCACTTCAGGAGCCATGGAGGAATCAATTATTAAGAGGACTTTTTCGGTCTCCTGAAGAATATTCTTCCATCCGGGTATTAATGTAAGATTTCGCTGCATTGCACTAGTTTTTATTAATTACCTTCTCCGTTTTTTCTTATCCCGGACAAGACGGAGAGCCAGGTCGGCATCTACTACAATAGTTCTGCCGACCTGGGTTATAGCATCATCAATAACACCGCTTTTCTTGATAGCGCTTGCCGTTGTGCGTGAGCATCCGAATAACCTTGCTATGCCTTCAAGACCATGCACCAACTTCTTTTCCGGTTGCTGAATGACCGTCTGAGGTTGCCAGACCTCCTCGAGTATCTCCATGAGGTCAGAGACGGTTAGTTGCCAGATCGGGGTATCTTTACTTATCATCCCTATACCATTGATGGAATTTTGCTAATAGTCTCTTGATATTCCGCCAGAGTCATGTTTTGGGCATTTAATTCCTTAATTATTTGGCCGTTACGAAAAACTCTAATAACCCCATGTTCGAGATCTGCCTCAACATTGAGATCCATTAACGAATAAGCAATAAAAGTGATTTTCATAGCATTAAGATTTTAATATTTGATACAAACCTCAGCATAAAAAACTTCAAAGTCAATATTGAAATATAAAAAAGATTTCCGTAACTTGCAGATGATGAATAAATTGTATTGCTTAATAAGCAATATGGATGAGTTCAACCAACTGCACCATATTGCTGTCATATGTGCAATTTCGCACATTTAAAGCAATAACATTCCTCCACCGTTTTACTAAATTTTCAGTAAAACGTCAAAGTGAGAAACTCTCACACTTTGAAGCATGTATGATGAATCCAGGTTTATCACAAATTTGTGAAATACCGCCAAATTAAGCGATATCAGAATTTTTATTAACTTAGTAAGTATAAAAACCAAATGAGAAAAAGTACTTATAAGGAAGTGTACCACCTACTTGACAAGGGAGAGACTGTTTATTTGCTAAATGAATTATATGAAATAGCAATTAAGTTTATTCCTGGAACAGCTAATTATATTGCAAAAATAAAAGGCGGGGAAGAATACCCTATAAATAGCGGTGCAGAGATAGTATATGAAGCATTAACAGATGCAGTTATCATAACAAAAGAAGAATACGAAAACTATTAAGCCGTTATTCATATTGCATTATGACCACTTATGACGACATAGTAAAGAAATTGCAGGAAGGCAAGACGGTTTACCTGTTGAATGA